TCAGATTCAAATTGTTGTTTCTTAACACCATATAGCATACGACCCTCTGTAGCTTCCACATATTGGAAATCTCTATCTTCACGGAAGAATTGCAAAGGTACGTTTCCGCCCTTTGTATCATCACCAGTCAAAGCACCAGAGAATTTAGAAGAGAATAACAACGCATCTTTACCACATAGGACTGCACGTCTTACTGTTGAGATAGCAGAACTATCAGCAGAAGAAACACCAGTTGCAACTCTGTTTGAAGTATAAATATTAACGTTTTGATATTTTCCAATCGGTTTAGTGCCGTACGCGTCACCAGTCATAATTGGGTTATCAGTTAGGTTACCGCCTTCCATGGCAGATAGATAGTTTGTGTACCATTGGATTGATCCAGAAGTATCACGACGCAAATCTAAAGCTTGTTGGTGAGATAGATAAATATCAAACTCATTACCATCAAGAGCTTCCGCAGTTGGGTAAGTAGTTTGTAGCTTCTCTAAAGCAACATCAATCAAATCAAGCGTCATAGTATCAGCAGAAGTAATTGATTGGTCATTAGCAGCAGCACCAGCACGGATAATTCTATTCGTAGATGGAGCAGCAATTGAGTTTAGACCTTGTACGAAAGTTCTAGCAGCACCAGAGTAAACCGTGCCATCAACATCAATCGTAGTTGAATTAACGCCACCAAGTTGGTTAAAGCAAGAAGCATCTAGGCGTGAACCATGAAAGTTTCTTAAAGCTTCTTCTGCTCTTTCTTGATATTTTACAAGAGTTCTAGCTTGTTCTACTGTAGACTTGCCATAGTAAGCAACGGCGTGCCGGAATACGTTAAACACCATTGAGAAACCTTGTTGGTTAAGAGCTTCCTCATTCCCTTCCAAAGTTCCACCTTCGCCAATACCCTCACCAGTAAGACGACCAATTTGTTGGATTGTAATTTTATCCCCTGCTTCCGCACGGTCTAGTTCATCGGCACGCATGATTGTTCCACGAGCTGCCATATGTCCGAACTGGTAGCGTTTCATCATTTCCACGAAACGTAACTGGCTCGACCACAACTCAACATTCAATGCGTCACCTCTATTCATAGGAGTAACAGCCATTTGTATGTACCATTTAAAGTTATAAAATGTAAAATTATTGTCTTTTTGCTAGATACGTTTCATATTTTACAGCCGTGAAAGTCGGCGAGTGCAATAAGATATACCTTATCTTAACAAACTATATTACTTTAATCAAGTATATGATTTGAGCCTTGCAATTCTCAACGCATCATGCGCNTTNTTCATATCNCNTTTAGATTTAGCAAGTTTACTAACCTCACTAAAGTTTTTACCCATTCGCTTNAATTGNTTTTCNCTAAATCCTATNTCACCATTNGCNCTTGGNGCGTCATTGAGACTAGCGGACTTACTCATATTATGTTTAAGCTTTTTATTATCACGCTTTGGTGTCGGGATATTATCCTTATAACCCATAGATTGCGCTTTTGCTTTTATCGCTGTGAATATATCGTCTGGTTGAAAACCTGCTTTTGCTAAAGATTCAACTAGTCTATATTCCTCATGCTTTACTTCTTGTTTAATTTGCTCGTCTGTAGCTGCTGGGTATTGCTCTTTTAATTGCCTTGTGCGTTCATTTACATAATAAGATTTTGCATCCGTATAAGATGAGTCTTTCTTAGTAAAGTCGCTTTCTAGGTTTATATAAGTTGCTTCCGCTTGGCTAGTGGCTGTTTGCTTATTAATAATATCAAACTTACCTGATAATTCTGCAATCTTCTTATCACGTTGTTTTAGTTGATAATCAAACCATTCCTCCGGCTCTAAATCTTTATCGGGAATTTCCTCAACTTGTTGAGCTTCTTCTTGCGGCTTTAACATAGCCTCTTGCATCCCCTGTATCCTTGCCATTTCTCGGCGCATTTCTTCTATTACAGTATCACGCTCCTTAAGCTCTTGACGCATTTTTTGAAAAGCATTCTTTGCTTTGGGATCCTTCTCTTGCTCGTCATTAAGCTCTAAATTATCCTCAACTTCTTCTTCTTGTTCGTCAATGTTATTTTCCGGTTCTTCTTCTGCAACCTCCTCAACAACTTCTTCTTGCTCTTCTTCAACAGGCTCTTTAATATCACCTACTTCACTTTGCAAAGACTCCTCCTGCTCCGCTCGTGCTTGCTTTATTTTTTCCTTTAGTTCTATTTCTAAATCACTCATGTTCATTGCTCCTAATTAGTGATTAAATGGTAAATGCAATTTGATTTGTACTAGCATTAAGAAGTTGGTCGTTTTCTATATCCAATTTCTGCGCCTCTTCAATTGCTTTAGTTGTATCCGCTCTTGTCTTATCAGAATCAACAGCCAACTTAGCAATCTCGCTTTGTATCTTTTGCACTTCAGCTTGCTTCTTAATCAAGTCTTGTTGCAATGATTCAAGGTTTAACGCTTCAACTTGTTGCGCTAACTCAGCTTGTCTTTGTTGTTGCGCTTGTTGCTCTGGTGTTAATTGCGGGTCAAGCTGCTGTCTTACACGCTCTTTAGTTGTTTCTTTTATTGGCATGTCATTAATCAATGCAGGGTAAATATTTTGTCCTGTCATTAATAAGTTTTGCGCTATTCCTAACATAAGCGTTAAGTTTTCCCGCTTTTGTACTGGTGTTGTTGGCACTTCTTGCACGTCAACATCATATTCAGCAAATAAAGCGTTATCATTCACCGCTTCCATTGTTGCAACACCTTTCTCACCAATCACACGAACTAATACACTTGGATTATTTTCAAATATAACTCGCATATAAGTTAGCATTAAACGTGCAGATTCCTTTTGATATAAAGTTATACTATCAAAATATGTTGCAAGCGTAGACACAACCTGCTCTATTCTTTGCGCCTCTAATAATGCTGATACTTGCTTATTTTCGGAGCTTCCTAAAAACTCTGGGTTTACACCAGTAACTTCAAACATACCCGCTTTTGCAGCAGCTAACACATTCTCATAACCACTCGGTAGTGCGCTTTGCGCTTTTGCTTGTATCTTGCCACCAGATAACGCGCCATTATTAACACGAATAGCAGCATCAGTTGAAGCCCATTGCTTCTCAAACCTCTTAGGGTCATTAACAGCATTAATCTCATACATAACGCCACCCTTGGAATTGTTGGCAATCGTGTATAATATCTCTGTTAACGCTTTATTTGCATAACGTGACGGTTCTCTCAATTGGTCAACCATTCCATGCCACACGCCTCTTATTTCGTCATAGTCACCAGTCTTAAATTTGATTGTGAAGCCGTTTTGGTCTTTAGATTTAAACGATTGAAATACTTTCTTACCAGATATAATAGCCGTATAATAAACTTGACGCTTATGCTTTACTTCTTCTGCTTCAATTCCATATTCATCGAACAACGCATGTAACAAATTTCTTGTTTTAGTCGTCACAACTAATTCTTCCGACGCAGGGTCAAACGAAAACAAATCTTCCAAAACATCATCGTCTTCATTTTCCATGTCTATTTCATCACGCAACAATTCAAACGCTTGCGCTATCTCTTGCCTAACAAGTGGGTCTATATCTTCATACAATGGATTCTCAATACGATAATAAACGTCATATTCCCACCATTGGTAATAGAACACTTGCACTAAGTCCTCATCAACTTCATTGTCAGCATACAACCTATCTCTTGTGCTTGTTGTCGACAACGGGCTTTCTGCAGCCTCAAAGTCTTCTTCTTCTGCGCTAAATAAATCAGCAGCATCTTCACGATTCATAACTTTGCGACGATAAACCCAACGGCTATCAAGTAAGTTAGCTGCCCTTGCCTGTGGGTCGTAACCAAACTCGTCAAACTTCAACGCACATGCAGCAACTTCACCAAATGGATTTTTGATATAAGACACGCTCTGGTCTACCGCACCAATACCTGTGATAAGCATCTCTTTGTCTTGGCGTGATTCTACTTGCTCAACGTTAGCGTTGCCACGTATATAGTCAGAAAATGAATTAGTGCTAGTTGAATATTCTTTTTGTAGTTGCGCTTCTGGGATTCTCGCTTGATAATCTGGCTTTCTTCTTAGCTTAATCATAAAACCTGTAATAGAATTTATAAACGGCTTTATGCGATTAAAAACAACAATCTTTCTTTGCTTGCCACTTGATACCCCAACGCTATAAGCCATCTCATCACCACTATAAAACTGGTGATTAAGCTCTGCCATTTGATATTGCAAGTCAAGACCAGCTTCTGAAATGCTATGATGCTCTTTAAATTGCTTTAATAGGTCTGATTTATTTAACATTACCAACTCATAAAATCGTCATTTGAATAGCCACTTTGTTTTGCTATAGTTTCACCGCCTGCTAAATACTCCACTTGCTCTTGTGGGAAATACGCCTCGACATCATAGATACGAGTCCACGCATCAATCATGTCGTCATTTTTACCAACAGGGAAAAGCATCAATTCATCTTCTATAAATTCACTTGACAAATCATGCACTTCACCTTTGTAGTTATTATATAGGATTTTATCAGCAATGTAAACACGGCTATTATCCCAATCTGGGATAGCTCTTCTTATCCTATCCTCTTTGCTTAGTCTTCCTTTTAGTTCCTCTAATCCAAAACGATAATTAATTGCTTCCTGTGCTTTCTCTATATAATACTTATCCGTCATCATTCCGTACTGCTCAACACCGACTCTAGGTGGTTTCCCACCTCTCACATTCCACTTCTTATGCAACTTAACAAGCGCGTTAACTCTTTCCGTTGGGTTTAACTTATCACGCACTAAATCAATAATATAATAATTTTGGTCTGGTGCTAGCCCTACTACAACCATCGCCGTATAGTCAGAGCTTTCTTTTTTTGTATTAGCAGGGTCGTAGAATATCCATATATTCATTTCTCGGCAACTAAAATTCTCGTGGTTAGGATTAAAGAACTGTATCCTGTCTTTGCTAAATTCACCATTGCCAACTGGCGCAGGCTCTTGCATGTATTGCCCATAGAAAACATATTTCTCTTTAGAGCTTCCCTCGTCACGCTGCTTTACTAAATCCTTAAAGTTTTCTTTATACTCCCAGTAAGATTTATCTTCGCCTGTTTCTTCATCTTGGATAATAGCAGGGATTTTAATATGCTTTACTGGTAAGTTTAAACCACCATTTCTGATAAAGCCAGTTGGGTCATTCTCATGCAACCTTTGCATAATCAAAAGAATAGGAGTCGAGGGGTTTGCTTTACGGGATTTAATCGTATTAACCAGAA